TACCACCTGATATTGATCAGATGGTACATATTTATAGACCTGGCGTTATATCCTTGATTCCTTTCACGGCATTATATACTTTTTTCATCATTGAATTTTCCTGTAAATACTCAAGACCTTTTAATGTAATTCTAACATCACTTGCATTGATCCTTGTTGCTCCTGTGATATCACGTTTCATACTTACACCCTTGATATATCCGACATCAACCATCATCTCTATATATCGTGCCCAGCGTTCTTTGGAAACCCCTAAGGCTTCCGGCCCAACATCGTTGATATCAAATTCTGGATAATCCATTGCTTTTTCCAATGCTGATAAGATTTTATATACAGCTTTAAAGTTATCCATTGTTCTCACCTTTCGCTTTTTCTACTTTATCTTTTATCAACTGATACCATCCATTGTTTTCGTTATCAAAATATGGGCAGTTATAATCTTTGGCCTTTAAGTGTTTGTTTGGTATCTTCCCGTATACTTTGCATAAAGTTTCATAACCTTTTTCATCAAAATCTGCTTTTCTGCATGCATGGCATATTGGTATAGGACTTGTCACTTTTGCCATTCCAGGAAAGTCATCAAAACTCGGACCTATTTCTATTTCTTGTTTCACACCATTTTCATCATAATAATATCCTATTCCACTCATAAAACAGCCTCCGCTTTGATATAGTATCTGTCCTTTTCTTTATTTACACTTTTTATTTTATACTGAAAGCCTCGTTTAAACAACACTTCTTCTTGATTTTTGTATTTTTCAGTTGCGACATCTTTTATATATAAACAGCCTTTATACCCTTTAGGGATCTCAATTTCAAGATGAACATTTCTACCCTGATACATTATGTCATGAAAAGATGTAGATGTATAACCTTTATTCGTTAAGGTCATTCCATTCATTCTTTTTATATCCTCTTCGGAATATTGAAAACCTTTTGGAAATGCATTTAAATATTCTGGAATCGTATCACGATGAACTACCATTTTGTGTTCTACAGTACCTTTACTTAATGCAGAATCCAACAGGTCCATAAATCCTTTTTCCTGATCAATTCTTTGCTGTTTTCCAGAATATATTGCACTGTTCACTCGGTTTGCTGCATTACCAGTATATCTCAAGATCGCTTTCTTTTCTTCATTCGTCAGTTTTTCTAACTGTTTAGACATTTGATTCTTAAAGGTATTCTTTCGATCTTGCCATACAGCCTTCTGCGCAACGCTCCGATTGAATCCAACGATATCTCCTGCTTTATTCTTCACTGCATAGATCTGAACTCTGGCAGACTCATATCGCCTTCCTGTTTCCTTGCAGAAAGCTTTCAGTGCTGCTTCCTGTTTCTTTAATCTTACAGATTCTTCATTGAACCGATTCTGTAAAGTATTTTTTAAGGTATCATCTTTCGCTTCACTGATCGCTGAATTATATCCAGCAAGTTTCCTCTTTGTCTCTCTGATCTGTCGTTCATGACTTCTCTGCATCTGACTTGCTTCATACTCTGTAAATTGTTTGTCGTTGTATGTCACGCTCTTTGCAGAATAATCATCTAGCATCTCCTGTGTATATGCCGGTGTTGATATTCCAGGAAAGAATGCATGGAAGTTATGCCTGCAGTTCCAACCACATAACCCTGGTCCTGTTCCATATCCTGTTGCTTCATAGAAGTTTTCGTATTTTGGATCAGTCCCAGATAAACAAAAGACCTTCCCTTGCCATACGGCATGTTCAGGTCTTGCACCTGCATGCGCAGTTGTTTCAACATAATCACAATTCTGATCTTTTGCATACTGCAGATTCATTTCTGCTGCAGTCTGATTTACTCCGGTAAGTACAGCTCTTCTTACCGCGACATCTAATTTATCGACATGCTGTGATGGATATAAGACTTCTGTTCCCTGCACTGCTGCCTCTTTAATCGCATCTGCAATGGCTTTGTCATAACTGAATGCTCCTGTACTTACTTTCATCTGTGCCTTGTTACATGCCTGAATAAAAGCAGATTGTGATTTTGCGGCTGTTGTCATTGTTAAGTTATCTAATTCTTGACATGTCTTTCTGACGTTTGCCTGCAGAATCCTTTGCATTCCATTTGACTGTTCAAGTTTAACGGCTTCTTTCCCTGCCTGCTTGTAATAGACAGCTTCATTTTTTAAGTTTCTGACTCCTGCTTCCTGGTACATCCGCTCGACTTCTCGATTCTGGTACCCAGACACCTGACTCACTCGTTTGATCGTATCTTTATAAACGAGACCTGCATTCTGTAAAACCTCCGCCTGATGCTTTGTCGATTCGGATACATTTCCCATCTTTACAATTCTTTTAGCCATATCAGATATGATCGCTATTGTCAGACTGTCGATGATACCAAGTAACTGATCAGAGAATTGTTCCAAATACTTCGGATCAAGCATCTGTGATCACCTACTCTTCCTGAATATTAAAACGATCATCCTGTGTCGGCATCATTTTTAATGCTTCTTCCTCAGAAACTCCATACTTGGCAGCAATGTATATTTCTTTTCGAATCAGTCCGGCTGTTGCATCCTGCTGCATGCTCTGCAGTTCCTGTTCTTTATCGATCACGATCGAATCATCCCAGTCAAAGCTAATCTCATATTTCTTGCCCCCATTTAGATTAGCAAGCTGTGCAATCACATCCATTGCATAGACTAATTGTTCTAACGCTTTCTGCAGTGCTTTCTGGATATCAGATACAGTACTGTATGATCGCTGTTTGCTTGCTTTGATCTCTTCTGCAGTCTTATCAACTGTGTTTGGATCACTTAAAGTTCCGTAGGCAAGACCTACATTAAACTCAATCCTTCGTAAAATCGTGTTGAATCCATTGATAAGGCTTTCGTCACGGATCGGCGGTGCAAACACTTTGTACTGATCCTTGTCATCGTCAAAATCCATCATTCTAAAGAGTCTTTCTTTTCCTTTTGGAAGGTCAAATTCTCCGTTTTCTTTTCGCTTAAATAAGCTAACGTCTCCATCAATTGCTAATTCAGATCCCTCATATTCCCACAATATCCTTGTCCATTGATAATCAGCTTCTTTGATATCATCGACTGCCCTAGAATATACAGAAACTCCTAATGGAGATGAATCATCAACGTTATTTGCGTTCGGAATTTTGAAATATGCAAATAATGGCTTCTTCACGTGTAAGATTGTCACTGCTTCTTCAAGATTGGCCCACTCCGGTACAGCACTAAGCGGTACTTCTTTTCCCAATACCTCAACATTATCTAGATCCTGCCTTACAAAAGCCTTATTCATAATATGATATGTCGTGTTCTCATCGTGTTGATGATATTCCAGTCTTGTATATACCTGTTTCCCGATCGTTACGGTTTCCATAAAAACCGCTGCAATAACTTCCCCTCTGGAATTAAATTTTGTCGGAAAAAAGTGATCAGCTTGGACCATGTCAACTTCAATGTGTCCGTCAGAAACATAAGGCTTCATTGCAAGTCCGCCTTTTGCACAGGCATATTCTGTATACGTTCGTATGTTATCAGTCACAGTTTGGTATTCATCATTGAGAAACTTATTCCCTGTGATCTCTGTTTTTAACTCTAATGTAACAAGCCTTGCAAATTCTCCGGCAATAGCTGCAGACAATCCGCAAAGCTTTAGATCTTTTCGTTTCCAAGGCGGTTGATTTTTGTACATCTTCGACCAGAGATCAATTTCTCTTGCCATCTTGTCCGATACGGCAACATCAACTCCGATCGCATCCCTTATATTTTCTTTTCCAAGCATTTTTCTTATCACCTGCCTTATTCGCTCAATAATTTCTTTTATCATTTAATCAACTCCATTTTCGTTCACGTCTTACGATCGTGTAAGCAAAATATCTCACTGCATCCATGCAATGATCATGCTGCTTCACTGGTTTATCTTCTCCACGTTCCAATGCCTTATCATCCCAGATATAAGAGCCAAATTCTTTGATTGTTTCTTTACAATTCTCTGAGAATAGTAGCAAGCCAAGATTCAACAGATTTCCAACAAAGCGAATCCCATCGAGAACATCATTCTTTGCTTTCTTAACCTTGAATCCTCGTTTCTTAAGTTCTGCGATGAATGATGCTGCTGCCGGATCGACAATGATCGATTCAACATTGATTCCTTCCAGGAACTCTTCCATGTCATCCGCGTACTCTCCATCTGTCTTCTGTGTAGTCTCATCTCGGCCAGAATAGTAATATTCTTTCGTAGCAACCCACTGACCTTTCTGGTTCTTCTCCCACAAAAGATATACTGTCGCATTCTGTGTACCATAATCGACACTGACGTATTTACTGCCTACTACTGATTGCTGGTCTTTTACAACATGTTTTTCTACATCAAACATATCGTAAATAATTCCCTCGGCTACGGCCCACAGACCTAAGATATAGCGCTTGTAAAACACTCCGGTATACATTGCCCGGTATCGTGCTTTAATTCGCTCAGATAGGCTCAGATTGTCGTCCATCGTAAAATGCAGATAGACAAGTTTCTTTTCCTCAGCACGATCAATCCAATTAGTCTTAAACCAGTGATAAGGTCCATCTGGGTTACAGTTAAACCAATATTTTGATCCATCAACAGAACAACGTCCTGTTGCCTGGTTAACAAAAGATTCAGGCATCAATGCAACTTCATCAAAAAAGACTCCTGCAAGTGTGATACCCTGTATCAAATCCTGTGATCGCTCATCTTTTCCACCAAAGATGTAGAAATAGTTCTCTTTTCTGCCCTTTCGGATTACGACCAGATTATCGGCTCTGTGGTCTTCAACGTGGTATCCTCGGCTCTTAAGCATGAGTTTTAACCAAAAGAGTACGTTTCTCCGGAAAGAACCGATCGTTTTCCCACACATACCAAAGTTCTGTCCGTTGAAGGTTTCCATTGCCCACATTGCAAAAGATAAGCACATAGAAATAGTTTTTCCCGATCGGATCGCTCCATCTGCTATGATTCCATCTTGATTATGCACCGGAGAATTTGGCAGCCACCAGGTAAGTATCTTCTTCTGCTTCTTGGAAAACGGCCGAAACTTAAAGACAGCTTTCTTTATTCTTCTTCCCATACATCTGCCACCTCACCTTTTAAGGCTTCGATGAATCCATCGTCTTCTGTCTCTTCTTCGGATGTTCCGGACATGATCGCTGTCTTAGCTCTGATCTGTTCAATCTTCGCTTTTTGTTCAGCTGTAGC